ACTATTTACAAGTGCTGCAACCTCTGCTCGAACAAATGCCGTAGTAGCAATTTGTGTTGTATTAGTTGCCAATGTTGCTGTAGGCGCAGTTGGTGTTCCGGTTAAATCTGGGGATGCAAGTGTTGCAAAACCCGAAATGGAAGCACCTGCGGGGATTGTTACAGTTCCTGTAAATGTTGGAGAAGCGATATTTGCTTTTAGATCAAGAGCTGTTTGTTGAAATGTTGAAACTGGTTTTGCAGTATCAGCAGTGTTGTCAACCGAACCTAGGCCAACCATTGCCTTAGTTATTCCAGAAACATTACCAGTAAAAGTTGGAGATGCAAGTGTTGCATAACCTGCGGCATTGACCCAAGCTGAACCACTCCATTTGAGAAGATCACCCGTGGCTGCCGAAGTAATTGTTACATCACTAATATCATCAAGGGCGTTGATAACTGTTCCAGCATTGTCGGCTGAATTAACCCACTTTGAACTGCTGTTGTTCCACTTTAGAATTTCACCGTTTGATATATTTGAGACGAGTACATCAGCTAAATCTGTTATGTTGAGGCTGCCAGCTGTTGCCACATTATCTGCGGCAGGTGTAAATTTTGTTCCATTAAATTTAAGAACTTGGCCACTAGTCGCGCCTGTTGTGTCGACCTCTATGCTGTCTACAAATAATATAGACGTATTTACATTACCTGTAAAAGTAGGTGAAGCGAGGGGCGCCTTAAGGTCGAGGGCAGTTTGCGTAGCTGTTGATATAGGTTTTGCGGTATCTGAAGTGTTGTCTACAGACCCAAGACCAATCATAGTTGCGGTAATGCCAGAAACATTTCCAGTAAATGTAGGTGAAGCAATATTCGCCTTAAGGTCAATAGCCGTCTGTTGCGCAGTAGACACAGGCTTTTCCGTATCTGCGGTATTATCAACCAAATTTAAACCTACCATCGTTTTGGTGATACCAGAAACGTTGCCCGTAAAAGTGGGTGAAGCAATATCGGCCTTGAGGTCAAGTGCAGTTTGTTGAGCGGTAGAAACTGGTTTAGCCGTGTCAGAAGTATTATTGACCGACCCAAGGCCAATCATCGTTGCGGTAATACCACTTACTGTGCCCGTAAAAGTTGGAGAATCTAAAGTTGCGTACCCTGCTGCATTTACCCAATTAGTTCCATTATATTTTAATAAATCGCCGCTAGCAACAGAAGTAATCATAACATCTGAAAGGCTAGTAATGCCAGAAGATTCTGCTGTTAGTAAAGTCGTTATGGAAACATTAGATGTACCATCAAAAGACACTGACCCAGTAACTGGCCCTGTTAAAGATATGGTTCTAGCATTTAATAACTTAGTTGCAGTATCCGCATTCCCAACTACCGCACCTGTGTGGGTCCCGGTAGAATTACCCGTTAAATTACCGGTTACATTACCGGTTACATTGCCAGTTAGATCGCCAGTAATTCCACTTGAATTCAAAATATCGTAAAAATTAGTTCCGTCATTAGTTAGTTGCCACTTATCCGTTGACTCATCCCAGCGTATTTGAACGTTGGTAGAAGTTCCACGTTCTACTTCTATCCCAGCGTTAGTACTTGGAGCACCAGTAACGCCAGTATTTAAAACTATAATATTATCTTCTATTAGAAGAGTTTCCGCGTTAACTGTTACTGTTGAACCAGACACAGTTAAGTCCCCACTTATAACAACATTTTCTGTCGTAGATATATTGCTACTATTTTTTACCCAAGATAAGGATGTAGAAACTACTGCATTAAATTCGTTGACATAATACAATAAATCATTGGTTGGGTCTAGGGCTATTTGCCCTTTCGCTAAATTCGGTACGGCCATTAAAAACCTTTCTTATTTAAAAGGTTCCACCATCAAAGGTTAGATTGTCTATAGAACCACCTGTGATTGAAACGTTGCTTGAATTTTGTGTCGCAATTGTTCCAAGACCTAGTGTAGTTCTAGCTGCAGATGCATCTATGTCATCGACAAGACTTCTGCCAAATGCGGTAAAAGTTGCAAGAGCTGCCGTGTTTGCTCCAGTGAAATAAGGAATTCTATCTGCTTCAGAAGTTAAGCCAGCAATTGCTGCTAGTTCCGCATCGTAAGCTTGTACGTTTGTGCCAATTACTAAACCTAAGTTAGTCCTTGCATTCGCCGCATCAGTTGCGCCAGTACCGCCATAAGCGATCCCTATAGTTGTTGCACTCCAAGTACCTGTTGCAACATTACCAAGCGACGTTAAACTTGAGTTAATAACACCTGAACCAAGTGTAGTATTACTTAATACTGAAGTCCCATCAATTTTAAAAATTTTACTTGATACTAGGTCAACATGCTCTGATGATGTCCAGGCGTCTGTTGAGTCAACCCAGTTAAAGGTCTTATCTGTTGCGCCTTTGACTGTGAAACCAGCACCATCTGCTGTTACATCTGTCGGAGATGCTGTATTAGCTAAAACTATATTCTTATCTTCAACTACTAAAGTTGCAGTGTTAAGCGTTGTTGTATTTCCGTTAACGATTAAATCGCCTGTTACAGTGAGGTTATTGCTAATTGTGACGTTGGCTGGAAGACTCAATGTTACCGCACCATTTGATGCGGAGACAGATACTTCATTGGTTGTTCCAGTTAAAGAAATAACACCCTGGTTTGTTATAGTTATAGTGTCTGTAGCACTAGCTTGTGTAGTTATTCCTGTTCCACCAACAATTGTAAACGTGTCACTTCCACTGGTTATTGTTAAATTAGAACCAGTATTGGCGGCTACAGTAAATGCAGTAGCGACTCCACCCATTGCTTGGTCTACATATAGTTTGGTAGCGGCGTGTGCGTTTGCAGTTGGTGTTGCAACAGATATTGTTCCAGAAAAAGTTTTATTACCAGATATTGTTTGGTCTGTACCAAGCGTAGCATATGCTCCATAACCAGCAATAGCAATAACGGAAGTTGCACTACCACCAGCCCCGCCAGTTCCAGTTCCATAATAAAGTGTATTGTCAGCTTCGTTAAATGCTAGCTCAGCGTTTTCAAGACTCCCTGGGGCGCCTGCTGCCCCAGCACTAGACCTTCTTTTAATTCTTAGAGTATTAGACATCTTTAAAAATTCCCTCCATCAACAAGATTTGACTCTGCGTAGTTAATCCATTGAGAGCCGTTATATCTTAATACTTGACCACTCGCAGCTGAACTTATAGTAACATCTGTCATCCCATTTAAAACTGATTGAGTTGAAATATTTGACTCTGCTGCAATAATTCTATCCTTAACCGTAAGATGAGAACCTGCCGGGTTGATACCCAAGACAGTTTGCATTCCTTCTACTGCATCATTTAAGTCAGTGTGCTGCTTGTGATGCGGAACTACAGTTGAATTTAAGTTATCATTAGCTGTTGGATTTACAAAATTATCTAATGATGATGGATAGTTTGTGGCCATAAAAACTCCTAAATGGAAAGTATTTTAGTATTTGAATCACTCCAGATTATAGTAACAGGAGTGTCGCTGTTAGATCCTGCAAATGGTAGACCGCTTGAAGTATCTATGAAAAATATTAATTTTGAATTGGAATCTGAGCTTCCGCTTTGATACAAAACAATTGCACTAAAGCTTTCACCGCTATAGTCATTTATGGAAACGTTATCTGCATCTAGTACACCTAAAGAGTTAACTACATTGGTTATACTATTTGATCTTTTTTTTATGGCACTTGCGGGTATATCCGATATATACCTATCGGTGTCTTCGTTTGGTGTGTATAAAGATTTATCAATAAGAAGAACTTTTAAGCTATTTGAACTTAAGTTAAATTCACCATTCAATAAAGATTCTTTAGCTTTTTTGTATACAAAATTAGCCATATTAAATTCCAATATCTTTAGAAATTTTAATTCTATATTTATAACCCTGTTCAAAATAATCTTTATCAGCAGTAAAATAAGATGGGGTTGCGTCTAGCGAAGGGAAATCAATATACACTTCTGCCCTCCAAGAATGGGTGCTCACACTTGTTGTAATGTTTTCCCATCTAGAAGGACCTTTTTGTATTTTCTTTCTTTGGCACAAAAAATATCTATTGTTTAAAAAGTTTGAAGCTGGTTTTTCGTTAAAGGTTACAGTAACTCTTCCATAGTTATAATCATTCGACAAGTAAAAGTCACCATCAACTGGGTCAATATTCTCTATGTAGAATAAAGGGTTTTTAGCTATAATATTGTAGCTAATGTCTACTTCTGTTTTTACGGATCTATCTTCAATCAAAACAGGGATTGTACCTGGATCAACAAATTCTTTATCTGATGGCGTAGCGGAAGAAACGTAAGTAAATTTTATTATTTCATAAGGGACTATTGATCCAGCTGAATCTACAATGTTTTCAATTCTTATAAAATAAGATTGGCCATCAACTAAATTAGCTTTCCAATAAAGACTTATAATTCTAGAAATTTGATTATAATCTTTTATTG